TTACTGATATGATACTTACAGCTAAAAATAAACGTGCAGAATGGGACATACGTGTTTTTAATTTAGATGAAGTATATTGGGAATTAGATGAAGCTGCTAAAAGAGATTTAAAATTTTTAGAAGCTATAAAGAATAGTATAGATAATAAAGGGATGCTTTGGCCTCCGATAGTGTGGACACAAAAAACTTTTTTAAAGTATTTTGAAGATCAACCAAAAAGACAAGATCCCATGAAAAGAGTAAACACAAATTTTATTTATCGTTGTGCAATAGGTAATAACAGATTTAATTACGCAAAAGAAAATGGATATACACAAATAGAATGTGTATTTGTACCTAAATGGCAAGATAAAGATACAGTTTTAAAAATTACTCAAATGGAATATTGCGTAGATTTTTAATAAAATAAGGTAGTTATTTATGGCAACTTATATAACACTCGTAAATCAACTTCTTGTTCGTCTAAACGAAGTTACATTAGATACAGCAGGTGATGGCTTTACTACGGTACGTAACGTTCAAGCACTGGCTAAAGACGCTATTAATAACTCTATTAGAAATATAGTACAGACAGGACAAGAGTTTCCATTTTTAAAAACAACTAATACACAAACATTGGCAGCAGGTACTAGGCAGTATGCTTTTCCTGCTGATTTTGCTTCTGTAGACTGGGATACTTTTTATTTAAAAAAACTAGGATCTGCAAATAATACACCTAGCTTTCTTCCTACAATATCTTTTGAAGAGTATACTCAAAGGTTTCGTGGATTAGATGATGAGGGTGACTCTGGATCTGGTATATCTTCACCAGAACGTATATATCAAACGTTAGAAGCAAAATTTGGTGTTACACCTGTTCCAAACGATAGTTATCAAATAGAATATGTGTACTTTTCATTCCCAGCAGATTTGACTGCTTTTAATGATACGTCCGTAATACCTGATAGATTTAATCACGTAGTTATTGATGGTGCTATGATGTACATGATGAGATTCAGATCTAACGATCAAAGTGCGGCTATACATCAAGAAAACTTTCAAGATGGTATAAGATCTATGAGACGAGTACTTATGGATGATCCATTAGACGTTAGATCGACAGTAATACAGAGAAATAAATCATTTAGTAACACTATTAGTAGTATTGTGTAATGCCTGAAAATTTAGCCTCATTTAAAGTCTTCTGTCAAGGTGGACTAAGCACTAGTAGAGATGTGCTATCTCAGGGTGAGAATCAACCTGGATCTGCTACCGCACTTATTAATTATGAACCTGCTGTTACTGGTGGTTATAGGAAGATAAATGGATTTGCTAATAACTATGGCACGGTTACAGGTACAGGAAGTGTATTAGGTGTTTGTGTAGCAGACGGTATTAATGATGGTATACTTGCTTGTAGAAAACCTTCTTCAGGTAATAATTATTTACATAAATGGAATAATTCTACAAGTTCTTGGGATGCTGTAACTACCTCTGGTTCACCTACTATGGTAGGTGTTAGTAAAGTTAGATTTTCTAAATATAATTTTGGATCACCAAAAGTTGTTTTAACAGATGGTATAAATCCTGCAGCTACTTATGATGGTTCAACATACACGCAGATTACACACTCAGATGCACCAACAGATCCTAAGTTTTCTGCAATATTTCAAAACCATTTGTTTCTAGCAGGAGATCCTGCACACCCAACTAAACTCTTTTTTAGTGCTCCATTAGCAGAAACAGATTTTGCGTCAGGTAACGGAGCAGGTGTAATAAACATAGGTTTTCCTATAGTTGCTATTAAATCATTTAGAAACGAGCTGTTTATATTTGGCTCTACTAATATTAAAAAACTATCAGGTACTGCACTAGCTAATTTTGCAGTACAGACTGTTACAGATGATCTTGGTTGTTTAGCTACAGATAGTGTTATAGAAATTGGTGGTGATCTACTATTTTTATCTCAAGATGGTCTACGTCCTATTGCAGGTACAGCAAAAATTGGTGATGTTAATTTAGAAACTGTATCTAAAAATATTCAATCTATTTTTACAGATATTATTTTTGATATTGATCTTGAAGGTTTAAATGCAGTAGTAATTAGACAAAAAACACAATTTAGATACTTTTTTTCAGGTAGTGATACTCAAGGTATTATAGGTGGATTTAGACAAACACCAAATGGATTGCAGTTTGAATATAGTCAAATGTTGGGAATTACGGCTACTTGTGCAGCTAGTGGTTATATAGGTCAAAATGAATTTGTATTACATGGCACTTCAGATGGTAAAGTGCAGCAACAAGAAAGCGGTAATAGTTTTGCAGGAGATCCTATATTTAGTGTTTTTCAAACTCCATTTTTTCATATGCAAGATCCAGAACAAAGAAAAATATTTTATAATGTAGCTACGTATTTACGATCCGAAGGTGATAACGCAATAGTAATGTCAGCAGTGTATGACTATGAAGACGTAGATACACTAAATCCAACTAACTTTAATTTATCTACAACGGGAGCTGCAGCATTTTTTAATGAAGCACTTTATAACAGCACTGCAATATTTGATGGTAATCCATCGCCAGTTCAAAGAACTAATATATCAGGATCAGGTAAATCAGCATCTTTTAAATTCGTTACTAATGATTCCAGTGCATCACACAGTATTCAAGGTTTAGTGATTACATTTGGGGTAGGAGACAGGTTATAACATGGCAGGTTATTCAAGACAATCAGCAGCCGATATTATCGCTAATGCGGTTATTAAAGCTGCACCAGTAAATGCAGAATATAACGCAATACGAGATGCGTTTGCTTTATCAGGTGGGCACAAACACGATGGTAGCTCTACTGAAGGTGCATACGTACCTTTAATAGCTGATAGTGATGCGTTAAACAAAGTAGTAATAGACACATCTAATAATCGCATAGGATTTTTTAGTGAGGTATCGTCTGCTGCAGTAGAGCAATTACGAATACAGGATGGTGCTATTGTTCCTGTAACTGATAACGATATAGACCTTGGTACATCTAGTTTAGAGTTTAAAGATTTATATGTAGATGGCATAGGCTATATAGACACTGTACAAATACACGAAAATGCTACCATTACTGGCAACCTTACTGTAAACGGAAACACCACTCTTGGTGATGCTGCTTCAGATACTGTTACTGTAACTGCTGACATTGCCTCTCCTCTTATTCCTTCTGCTGATGATACACATGACCTTGGTGCTGTAGGTGCTGAATGGCGTAACTTACATATAAATGGCACAGCAAACATAGATGCTCTTGTAGCTGATACTGCTGACATTAACGGTGGTACAATTGATGGTGCAGTCATTGGTGGTAACAGTGCTGCTGCAATTACAGGTACAACAATTACTGGTACTTCTCTTGTAGGCCCAATAACAGGTAACGTCACAGGAAATCTAACTGGTAATGTAACAGGTAATGTTACAGGTGCAGTTACAGGAAATGTTACAGGTAACTTGACAGGAAATGTAACAGGAGACGTAACAGGTGATCTTACTGGAAATGTTACAGGAGATGTAACAGGTAATCTTACTGGGGATGTTACAGGAAACTTAGTAGCTGCAACCTCTACAGCTAAAAACTTAAATCCTGCTGCAGATAGTACGCATGATTTAGGTACTACCTCTATTCGTTGGGCTAACATATATAGTGATGCAGCTAATATTACTGCAGTCACAGGTGCTTTAACTGGCAACGTAACAGGAAATGTTACTGGTAATGTTACTGGTAATGTAACAGGCAATGTAACAGGCAATGTAACAGGGGATGTTACTGGTGATCTAACAGGTAACGTAACCTCATCTGGTACATCTAATTTTGCTACAGTTACAACTTCAGGTAATGTTACAGTAGGTGGTGATCTTACAGTCAACGGCACAACTACAACTGTATCTACAACAAACACAGTTGTGTCAGATGGACTAATTGAATTAGGTAATGGCACTACAGGTACACCTTCAAACGATGCAGGTATTGTTATTGAACGTGGTGACAGTGCTAATGCATTTATTGGTTTTGATGAATCAGCAGATAAGTTTACCGTAGGTACAGGAACATTTACTGGTGCATCTACTGGTGATCTTACAATTACTACAGGTACTATGGTTGCTAATGTTGAAGGTAACGTTACAGGCAACCTCACAGGTAATGTAACTGGCAACGTTACTGGAGATGTTACAGGTGATGTAACTGGAGACTTAACTGGAAATGTAACAGGCAATGTTACTGGTAATTTAACTGGAGATGTAACAGGGGCAGTAACAGGTAACGTTACTGGTAATGTGACAGGAAATGTAACTGGTGATTTAACTGGTAACGTTACAGGTAATGTTAGTGCTACTACAGTAACAGCAAGTGGCACTATAACTTATGGTAGTTTATCTGACGGTGCAATTACTGTAACTGCTTTTGTTGATGAAGACAACATGGCATCCAATAGTGCTGCACTTATTCCTACACAGCAATCTGTAAAAGCTTACGTAGACTCAGTAGCAGGTTCTGCTAACAATGTTACAGGACTTAATGCTTCAGGTGCAGAGATTAACGCTGTAGCGGATGTATCAGCAATTACTATTGACACAAGCACAGCAATTGCAGCAGATGATGGCATTGCAGTATTTGACACATCTGGTTCTTCTATAGGTTACTTTGATGTAGACTTACTTGATACTTACTTTGCAGGAACAACTAAAACTCTAACAAATAAAACCCTTACATCTCCTGTTGTAACTGGTCTTCACCTTAACGACTCAGGTTTTACTGTAGAGGGTTCTAGTGCAGATGATAACGAAACTACAATTAGTTTTACAAACCCAACTGCTGACAGAACAATTACATTTCCTGATGCAACAGGTACAATAACTTTAAAAGATGCGAATGGTGATATTAGTCTTTCTGCAGATAATGATAAAGTAACGTTTGGAGCAGGATCAGAATTTAAAATATATAATGATGGAACAGACAGTGTTATAGAATCTGAGGCACAAGATATAAACTTTCATTTTTCAGGGGCAAACAATACTCCTTTTTTTAAGATCACTTCAGACAACGATGCTGCTGTAGGTCCTGTAATAAATTTAAGACATAATACATCAAGCCCAGGAACAAGTGATACACAGTCGATATTCTTTTCAAGTAATAATAGTTCAGGTACAGAAACTATTTATGCTTCGATAACCAATAGAACTGATAATGTTACTGCAAGTTCTGAGCAAGGAAATCTAAAATTTAGAACCGCTATTGCAGGAGTTTTAGGAGACAGACTTTCAATAGAAAATCAAGAACTTACATCTTCTCAAACTGGATCTTTTAAAGTACCTGTAGGAACTACAGCACAAAGAACAAGTTCTGCTGCTAATGGTATGTTTAGGTACAACAGTGATGATGATGCATTTGAAGGTTATGCAGGAGGTGCTTGGGGTGCTATCGGTGGCGGTGGAGATTCACAAACAGCTTCTACATCAAGCACTTCACAAACAGCTATTGCAACATATACAGCTTCTTCATCATTAGGTATTGAGATTACTGTTATAGCTACAGATACAGTGGCTACAGAAAGAACAATAACAAAACTACTTGTAACACACGATGGATCAACAGCAGTAGCTACACAGTACGGTGAGGTAAACACTGCAACTGCTATGGCTAGTTATGATGTGGATATAAATAGTGGCAACGTAAGATTGCTTGCAACAGCAGCATCAACAAATGCAACTAACTTCTCAGTCAATGCAGTTATATTAGCATAACAGAAAGCCAAGTGGAGAGTGAAGCATGGCAAACGATAAAGATTTTAAAGTAGGCACAAGTATAAAACCTAAAAGGTATCTTGAAGCTCTAGGCACTGTTGTAAGTACTTCTGGCAGTGTAGATACTCTAGATCTATCTACTGGTTCAGTATTTAATTATACACCAACTGCAAGTAAGGAAATCCAAATAAGTAACCCTGCAGCATCAGGTACAAACTCTGGTGCTACTTTAATTTACAACGGTGGTACAACAGCTTCTTTTGATTTAGCTAATGCAAGTTACGAAAGTAAATCCTTAGATGTATCATCTCAAGATAGTAGTCCTTCAGGTATTGCATTTAAACCTGATGGAACAAGATTCTTTATGATTGGATCAGGTAGTGATGCAATACGTCAGTATGATTTAACTACACCTTTTGATATTTCAACAGCTTCTGTAGCAAGTGGATCATATAATACTGCTAGTGCTAGTCCAAATGAGTTTGCCCCTGGAGGATTAATAATTAGTCCTGATGGTACTAAACTTTACTATACAGGAACTGGAAGTGACATTATAAGGGAAGTAACTCTATCAACAGCTTTTGATGTTAGTAGTGGTTCTACATCAGGAAATCCTAGCATAAGTGTAGGATCACAAGATACTCTTTCAAACGGTCTATCTTCTAGTCCAGACGGCACTAAAATTTATATGTCTGGTTTTAGTACAGATACTATATACCAATATGATTTAACTACAGGCTTTGATCTTTCTACAGGAAGTTTTGCAAATAAAAGTTTAGATATAAGCTCTCAAGATAGTAACCCTCAAGATGTTGAAATAAGCACTGATGGAACTAAACTTTTTATTGTAGGTAGTGGAAACGATAAAGTATATCAGTATAATTTATCAACACCTTTTGATATTAGCACTGGATCATTTGCTAGTGTTGAGTTTTCTGTTGCAAGCCAAGATACTTCTCCAATAGGATTAGTTTTTGCAAATTCTGGTACAAAAATGTATGTTGCAGGTGGTTCTAATGATACAATATTTCAGTATTCAGTTGGCACTGCAGGGGCTACTACAACATACCACAGCAGTATAAAATTTTCAGGAGGCACAGCCCCTACTTCTCCTCCTTTAGGTGAAACAGATATAATTACACTTGATACAACAGATGGTGGTACAACTTACCTTGCATCTCATGCAATAGACGGAGCTAGTTAATGGCTAACGATAAAGACTTTGTTGTAAGTAAAGATGTAGAGATTGGTAAAGATAGTAAAGTTACTATTGGTACTATATCAAACAACGCTGTTGATTTATCTTCAGGTAATTTTTTTACAGATACACCTGCAGGTGCAGTTACTTATACATTTAATAATCCAGGTGCAGTACAAACATTTCAAATGAAACTTACTGGTGGAGCTTCGGCAGCAATTACGTGGCCTAACTCAGTAAAGTATGAGGGTGGTACAGCACCTAATGCACCTGGAAATGGTGAAATAGATACGCTAACATTTACGACAGATGACGGTGGCACGACTTATATTGGCGTACTAACTGGTCACAATTTAAGCTAATACTGGAGAGTGAAAGTATATGGCTACGACTAACTTTAAAATAAAAAATGGATTGTTATCTAAAAGATACTTGCAAAGTAAATCTGCTATCAGTGTTTCTGCAGTTGATGATCAAACAGTAGGAACAATGACTTCCAGTATTTTACAAACTACTGGAGATAATAGCAGTTGGGTACAAAAAACTGCAGATATTTCCTCTCATGGAGGAAAAACTGTAAGACCTGTATACCGATATGATATGATCGTAAGTGATTTTAAGTGTGACTTACAATTAGATAATATTGTTATTGGTGGTAATACTTATAATTTTACCAGTGATGCTCAAAGTTGGGAAACTACTACTCAAAGTAAAGACATAGGAGATTATAGCACTGCAAATTTTGTTAGTATTCAAACAGTAAGTAATTTAAACGGAAGGGTAAATAGAGATTCAGGAGGAACTCCTTCTACTGGCACAGGAGCTACCACAGATGCAGATGGCTCTGGCACTGGTCACTATTTATACTTTGAAACTACAAGCCCTGCTAACAGTGCAAGTTATAACTTTCTTCTTAGAGGACCACAAATAACTTTACCTAGCAGCCCTACTTGGACTTGGTTTGAAAATAGAACAGGTACAAGTGTGGGTAATTTAGATGCTTTTCTTTTTATATCAACTCAATCAGCAACTGCAGATCTTAGTCAAGGAAGTTATTTTACTTTATCTTTATCTGGTGCTACTGCACTTTCTTTTTCAAATCCTCCTGCTTCAGGGAAAGCCTACTCTTTTGCTTTAGAGATAACAACTTCAGGAGACTATGCAATTACATGGCCTGACTCAATAAAGTGGCAAGGTGGTAGTGCTCCTGCTAATACAGCATCAGGAGCAACAGACTTGTACACATTTATAACAATAGATGGTGGCACCACATACTTCGGTAAAAAAGCTTTAACAGGAGTATCATAATGTCACTTAGTAAAATGATAATGGGTCAGTCTGGAAATCAAGGCTCAGGTGCAGGTCTTGATGTAGACGATGTCTATAGCACGTTTGTGTATAGAGGATCAAATGCTGATAATAACTCTATTGTAAACAATATTGATTTGTCAGGTGAAGGTGGTTTAGTTTGGATAAAACAAAGAGGTGGAAATCAAGATCATCAACTTTTTGATACTGAGCGTGGTGTAACAAAGTTCTTAGAAAGTAATACAACTAATGAAGAAGACACTAACAGCGAAACTTTAACAACCTTCAATTCAAATGGTTTTATTTTAAATAATGCAGCTTCTGTAAATAGTGCCGAAGACTTCACATCTTTTACATTTCGTAAAGCCCCTAAGTTTTTTGATATTGTGACGTACTCAGGAAACTCAACAAATAGAACTATAAGCCATAATTTAGGCACGACAGTAGGTTTTATGGTAGTAAAGAGAACAAGCGGAAGTGGAACAAACTGGATGTGTTTCCATAGGAGTGTAGGGGCTACTAAAGGAGCAATATTAAACGGTAATAATACTTTTAGTGCAGACTCTACAACTTGGAATAATACAGCACCTACATCCAGTGTGTTTTCGTTAGGTACGGATGCTAACGTAAATCAAACTGGTCACGACTACGTAGCCTACTTATTTGCACACAACGATGGTGACGGTACGTTTGGGCCTACTGGTGATCAGGATATTATTAAGTGTGCAAGTTATGCAGGTAATGGTTCTCATTCTGGTAATTCAATTAATGTTGGGTTTGAGCCTCAATGGCTTTTAATTAAAAGAGTAGATAATTCTGAACATTGGACACTTTTTGATAATATACGAGGTATGCCAATAGGGTCAGCGAGTGATGCCTCTTTCTTATTAGCAAGCGATAATGTTGAAGAAGATGCTAATATTGTATGTGCTGCTACTCCATCTGGATTTAGTCTTTCAGGAACTGAATCTAAAACAAACTCTAGTGGAGATGACTACATCTACGTGGCAATACGTAGAGGCCCACTAACTGCACCTACTAGTGCAAGTCAAGTGTTTAATACAAACCCTGCCGTAGGTGAATCTGGAAATTTAGGTCAACATAGGTCTGGTTTCCCTGTTGATTTTGCACTTCAAAAAGTAACAAATACTACTTCTAATTGGACAGCAGGGGCTAGATTAATACAGAATAAAAGTTTACGTCCTAACGATACTAATGAACAATCTAGCGCATCAGCCTTTGATTTTGATTATATGGATGGGTGGGGTGCATCTAGTGCTGATTCAAACAGAACTGCTTGGATGTGGAAACGTGCTCCTAACTATTTTGATGTAGTTGCCTATAAGGGTAGCAGTAGTAACGCAACTTACAATCATAATTTAGGTGTAGCTCCAGAAATGATGTGGGTAAAAGTTACAGATGGCACTACTGGCTATTGGGCTGTAGGGTCAAATTATTTAAGTAATGGAACTGGTTGGGATAAAGAATTACGATTAAATGAGGCTACCCCTGAAGCAGCTACAAGCAAGTTTGATAATGCAAGTTCAGGTGGTACAGCAACAGCCCCAACAGCAACACAATTTACTGTAAAACCAGGTACAGGTGATGTTAATGATAGTGGAAAAACACACATAGCATTTTTGTTTGCTTCAATTTCAGGTATATGTAAAATAGGAAGTTACACAGGTAATGGATCTACACAAACTATAGATTGTGGATTTAGTAACGGTTCTAAACTTGTAATAGTTAAAAGAATTAGCACTGGTGCTAATGGTAATTGGGTTATTATGGATTCTGTTAGAGGTATAAATGCAGGTGACGATCCAACATTAAGTATAAATACTTCTGCTAACAATGACCCTTTTGATTTAATAAACCCACAAAATTCTGGTTTTGAGGTAGAAGAACACAGTGGATCAAGTGTTCACAAAATAAATACAAATGGTGTAAGTTATCTCTTCTACGCTATTGCAGCATAATATCAAACTCATATGAAAGGATCAATCAATGGGTGAATATAGACATAGAACATCAGGAGTTGTAAAAACTCAAGGTGAGTGGAGAAAAGAGTATTCTAATACTTCTTTCCCTGCTGTTTGGACTCAAGATACGTTAGACTTTATGAAGTTAGACGCAGTGTTGCCTAGTCCTCCTGCTACCACTTCAGCATATCAAACAAGTGTACGTGATGGTGTGGAGCAAGATAGCAAAGGCAACTGGGTTGAAAAGTATGTAGCCAAGGACATGTTTG